CCATCATTCTCAAAGAACACACCGTCATTACTATCGAATAATCCAACACGCTGACGCAAGTTCGTTTTTGGTGTATTCATACAGAATGTGTTAAGTGTGAGTTGGCTCTTACCTGGTTGATAGGGAAAAGGTTTTAATGTTTCACGCAATACGCTGTCACCTGAAGCACTACCTACATTGAGTTGGTAACTGCTTTGATTTTGTACGTATACCACATTGGCTGTACCTGATGTATTGCTTGCGAACTGACCATGGTCAAAATATCTTGATTGTGTATCAAATAGTGTATAAGGTTCGCTAACTCTTAATCGTCCGAATGCGTCTGATACTGCCCCACTAAATCCTGATATAATTACGCTGGCATCGTCTGCTAGTATAACATTAGCATTACCACTGATACCAACGTTACCTGATACTACCCAAGGACTTGTGCCCTGTTGAACTGTTACATTGCCACCTGTGATGTTAGCATTGACATTACCATCAATAGTTAAACTTCCGCCACCGTCAACTACGGTGACATTACCTGTGATACCTGCTAGGTTGCCGCTTAGTGTGGCTGTAACATTACCTGATACACTGGCATTTACATTACCTGAAACTGTTATGTTACCACCGGATACTGTGACAGGGAGAGTATTACCAGATATGTCAACATTACCCAATGAACCAATGGCAACGTTTCCTACTGAAACATTTCCTATAATCGTAGCATCAGTTCGAAGGTATACGTTGCCTGTAGCCTCGTTTAAGCCTAAGGCCTGATTAATATTTCGTAAATACCACGGGGAAACTTCTGTTGGTTCTGGATATGCCATAAAAATACTCACTTATAGTGAGTATTTATCTTTATTTTATGTCTAAGGGGCGTTGTTTAGTTGCTAACAAACAATAAAATTTTTCTCTTACTTTTCTAACTTCGCCTCCGGGTTGATCTGCGATCCCTAAATCAAATTCTATAGAGTTTAGGATATTGACATCAAATCCAGTCCTGTTCAATAAAGCTAGTATTTGCTGTTCACCCAAGATACTGTAGTGATTCAAGTTCCACTCATGTTTACGTTCGCAATTAGGAGCAGGAACTTCAATATAAATTCTACCACCGTGCTTTAATACACGATTATATTCCATAAGACTGAATATGGGATATGGACTATGTTCTAAGGCATGCCGCAAGAATATAAAATCTACACTTTCATCATGGTAGCCATCTTTTTGTGGTAAAAAACTCAAATCATACTTCTTAATAGTATGCCCTTTACCCTCACATATATTGATATCACCCGGACTAAGTGTTACTCCGGTAACATCCTTATAACCACGAAATTTCATTTCATCTAAGAAGTATCCCGGTCCGCATCCTAAATCTAGAATCTTAGCGTCTTTAGCCAAATTTAACGGATCTATGTAAGTTGCAACAACTTGTGTTGTCAATTCTTTGTGAAACTGGCTATCACCTTCATCGTAAATATGTGCTGTGTAAAGCCATTCGTTGTAGAATTTTAGCTTTACAAGGTCTAGAGTTGTGTTTATGTCAATCATTTAAATCCCGCATCAATAATATACGTACTTATCGAGATTCAAGCTTGAACTTATTTTTTCTTGTACCCTTTAAAAGGTTTGATAATGCTTTGTGTATTTGTAGTGGGGTGTTCTTGGCTACGCAAATCACCCTTATTCAAATCTTTATATTCTGTACCATTTACTTTATATGCCATTTTTAGCATGTTATGTTCTTCTTCGGTATAAGGTGCAGCAATGTCATATCGTCCGGCCCAACTTTCATGATCCATATCCGGCAAAAAAGTACCATCAGTTGCAGCAGCGGCCATCATGATTCTGTTTAGTTCATACACACGGTCAGCCAAAGTTTCATCTCTGAATTTGTGCAGTCCCCTAGTGGCAAATCTCTGTACTTTTTTTAGTTTGCCTTCCGTAGCTTCATTTAATTTAGTAAACTCATCAGCCCTCATTTTTTATATCCTTTAAAGGGCTTAATCGGAGATTGCTTTAATGTATCATCAAACTCATCACTGCCGGACGTGCTGACCGCTTTTTTACCATGCTTATGTACCTTTTTTAGTGCTTGATCAATTACTTCACCGACATTGGGATCAAAACTACTAACTACTTGATTTTCTCCCCACGTGGATTCAGGTCTAAATTCAGGTTTAAATCTATTTACATCATCATTACCCTGACTTCCCCTGACATCAGCAATAGCCACGCCAAAACGATACAAATCATAGAAGTCCTGATTCTTAAGTTCAGGAATTATAAAGGTATGGGGCAAAGCTTTAGATGCAACTTCTAATCCATCATGCACATCACTAAGTTTTTGCTCAGTTATAAATTCTTTGGCTCTCATGATAAAAATAATTGTGAAGAAACCGTATGTGTCAGATTGGCAGCGCCAATCGGATTGCATAAAATTCTGACGTTGGATGATACAACAGCCATATCATACCCACATACAGCATCTCCTATGAAAGTTGTTCCAAAGGCGCTGAATTTAACATTAGCATTATCATTACTTAATTGTGCATTGATTGTTAAACTTTGACTGTTTGCTCCGTCATCTGCTGACCTTATTTGAAATACTGCTGAAGAAAAATTGGCAATTTCTGTTTCAAATATGATCTGTCCAGATGTATTTCCCGTAGTGTTGGCTATGGTTATTTCGCTTGTTGTGGCAAATAAATTTGTAAAGTTGTTATTTACCTTTTGAAAGGCAACACGTAACGGATCACCTTCACCGTCGTTTGCTAACGCTCCTACATTGATAATCTGTTGTGTTGTCATATGATATCCTATATAGTATTTAGTTATATTCCTAACCAACTACGTTTAGGAGCATCGATCTTTACCGGCTCATTTTTACATTTTTCAGCCAACGCAATAGCACCTATCTTAGCAGAATTATCGCCACCTTTAGCAATTTCTGCAATTGCAGCCCAACATGCAGTCTGACTCATAGTGTTATCTTTGCTGATAGCTTTTGCAGTATCGTAATAAAGTTGATCTTTGGTTGACGCACAACCTACTAAAAACAATACGGATGCAATTATTAAAATCTTTTTCATACAGTTCCTAAATATGCTATTATTTTACGCTATCGTATATCTTCTTTTGTTCTATATACCACTCTTGCCATCCATCTACCTTAGCAGAGCATTCATAATATAATGTGTAGTTTTCTACTATAGTTTTTAGCATGTCGGTGATAAGAATCTTATCTCCTTCTATAGTTTTTAATTGCTCACATTTTTTCATTAGGTCAGGAATAGCAACTGGGAACTCAGGTTTGATAGGAACAGGTTGTTTGAAAATACTACAACCTGTCATTAAAAGTACACAAGTCGCAAGTATCAAGTATTTCATTTCTTGATCTCCTTACCCTTGTTCATTTTTGCAGCATCGTTGTGTATATTCACTAGTTCAGGAGGTATAGGGCAGTTTTCAATGTACCTGATAACTTCCTCTACTCTTACACGCTCTGGACCTGGAATTTCTTTAATAATGTCTCTGTCACGCCAACGATCCACATATTTTATTATTGTGTCTCCTTTTTCACGTATCACTTTTCCCTTGTCAGCTAGTGCTGCTTGCAATTCAACATTCTTTTTTGCAGCTTCAGCTTCTGCTTTGGCTGCTTTGGCCTCGATTTCTTTGACCCTCAACTGCCATTCTTTTTCGTTAGCAAGTCCACCTTCTAGGTAAACACCAAAAGCAAATAATAATATGCTAATAATTTGTATGGGTAGCTTATAGCGTCCTATGATAGGAATGACCCCCAGGACGAACCCAGCTATCAACCCAACGACACCAGCTGCTAAGATTAGGTGTATTATTGTTTCAGACATGACAGTAAATATCCACATAGTACAATTATTTATCTTATACTAGATTCCTAAAACCATCTAATCTTGGATTGACATTTGCTAAACTTTGATTCCTGTTAGTATCTAAAATGTCATTATATTCGAAGAAATTGCATAGTAGGGGAACAAAGTCATTATCTTCTGTGCATTGATTCTTGATAATCTTTATACTCTCGTCAAAAAACCACCCTCTTTGTCTAGGATTTTCTTCTATAAATGTTTCTATCTTTTCCAAACAATAAGCCTTGTAGTCCATAGGTAAAGACAATAAACTCATATGACTAGGGTTAGTTAATACTGTAGGCATCAAAGGCATATTTACATTGTATTGATCACTTAGGTTTTCGAAATAAGAAATTAGTTCGGGGAAAAACTCTAAATTGATATTAGAAATTACCGGAGTAAGCCTAATATATAGATTAGACATCTTCATAGATAGCAAGGTTTGTAGATTTTCATCTATTTGAGTCCATTTACTAGGATACCTTAAATACTCTTGCACTGATCCATATCCATCTATACTACACATGAATACTACATTTTTAAAATTTGGAAGCAAATCATAGAATTCTTTTTTGTTGTTGGTCATGTTAGAATTGAACTTAATAATTATGTTCTTACTAGCGCCCTGATCAATCATCTTGGTAAGAATCATGAGATTATTGTCAATTATAGTAGGTTCACCGCCATTCATATAGTATTCTGTTATGTTATCCAATTGTGAATCAATATTAGAATGGAACATTTCTGTATTACACCAGTCGTTAAAATCAGTTCGAACAGGGGTATGAAATTCTTGTATTGCAGGTGTTGTACTATGTATTTGAATTACTTCTTTATTGAACTGACTACTTGAAGTAGGGGTGCAACTTCTACATGCTAAATTGCAAAGATTACCAAATCGAATATCAACATATTCTACTGACTCAGGAATAGTGTAATCCTGTATGGAAGCCTTTACTTTATTTAAAAAGGCGTCTTTCTTACTCATGTAATGAGCATTGTAAATTTTGCGGTTGCTATTTTTACCACCAAAATTTTCATTTTTATAACAAGTATCACAACCTGATATGAGTTTACCTTCCATCATATCTTTACGAATACTTTTTAGATGTTCAGAATTTAGGATGTCTCCTATAGAGTCTTTTCCTAAATTAAAATTTTCTCCATTCTCTTTCTTAATGAAGGAGTCGGAGATACAACAAAGCTTAATGTCTCCGTTAGTTTCTGTACTGACACTTACCCATGGTAGGGCGCAAAAACTTTTACTGGTTAAAATATCGAATAATTTCATTTGCAATAAACTCCACTTCAAGATCAGTTAGTTCTGGGTAATTGGGTAAGCTCAACATACCTCTACTCAACATAACACTAGTACTTATCATATCTGGCTTGAATAAGTCTCTACTGACTGGTAAATCACCCAAAACATACTCATAATGAACCTTAGTTTGTATGCCTTCCAATAATAGATTAGTTTGTAACTTATTTCGTTCTGGGAGATAAATTACAAATTTTTGTTCTGCGTGTGGGAAGCGTGTGTCACTGAAACATGTTATCGGCAAATCTTTAAATTTGTCGCACCAGTATTCTGCTATCTGTTTTCTTCGTTGTTGCCATTGGTCTATATATTTTGCTCTTACTAATATTTGAGCGCAATCTTGTTCAGACATTTTAGAATTTGTTCCTACAGCATAAAAATCTGGTTTGTTATTATCTCTATGTCGTGCGGCATATAGATATAAACGATCATCGTTTGTGACGATAGCTCCACCGTTGCCAGAACTAGGTAAGTTCTTAGTAGGATCAAAACTAATAGCCATACCACTTCCTACGTTTCCACCTGCTTCTAACCAATGCTGTGCCCCATCAACTATGACGCTATTACTCTCTAAATATGTTGCATGTGGCCAAGGTCTGCGCCCAGCAAAACCCATTAAACAAAAATATACATTAGAACTAGAATAAGTTTTAGCTTGTTCGATAATACCAAATTTATCCGTATCACCTAGTTCTACATCCCAACCTGCGGATAAAAAAGCATTAAGCGTGGCTGGATATGTTAAATTAGGAATCCTAATTCTAGGATTATTCTTATCACTTTCTAAGTGTTTGAGTTTTTTATATCTAGCAATAATCTCAAGTGCTTGTGTTCCTGAATGAACAGTCACGGCATACTTTGTTTTTGTTTTGTTTTTAAGCCATTCTTCGAATGATCTAGTATAATGACCTCCCACAAGCTGTCCATCTTTAAGGGCGCGGTGAGTTGCATCAAGCAACTCATCCTTAAGATTAGCGTACTGTCTTTTTAGACCAAAAAAAGGTATGTTCATTCTGTTAATTTGCTTTGCCAGTATACAGAGTTAGTGAGCCATTCATAGTAACGTTGGAAACCCTCTTCAACATCAACTTGTGGATCAAAGCCAAAATCTCTACGTGCGGCATCAATATTTAATGCGCCACGGCTTGGGAAATCTGCATCTTTGTCTCTTACATTGATAGTACCTTTACCTACTATCTGAACTGCTAATTTAGCAGCATCAAGCAAACTGCGACTATGTGATTTGGTTATATTATAAGTTTTATTATTAGTGTTTTTACTTAGAGTTGCGGCGACGATTCCATCGGCAGCGTCTTCAACGTATGTGAAGTCCAAACTTTCTCTTTCTCCATTAACTTGGAGCACTCCTCCTCGCATTGCAGTAAGCATAAACTTTGCAATGACTCTATCCTCCACATCAAGTGGCCCGTATACTGCGCTAGGACGAATAACAACATAATCAAATACATCTCGGCGTGCGTAATCTTTAACAAGATCCTCTCCTGCAAGTTTTAAAATTCCATATTGCCCTTGTGGTTTACAAGGGAAGTCCTCAATTACATCATCTACGAAATCTCCATATACCATACTACTACTAATATATACGAATTTCTTAACTTTATGTTTCTTACTCAGTTCACAGAGGTTTAACAAACCCTCACTCATGACCCTACTACCTATCATAGGGTTTGCATTTACTACTTTTTGCCTAGGAAAACTAGCTAAGTGTATGACAGTATCAAATTTGTTACCAGCAAACAACCAATCCATGTAACGTTGATTGCATATATCATATTTATAAACTAGTGTTTTTTTGATTTTCTTTTGGCGCTCTCGCATTAGATAATCAATTTCTTCTTGAGGTATTATACCATAATTAGTTTGATTGTCTACTGTAATAACGTCATGTCCTAGTTTCTCAAGCTTAGAAACAACATGATGCCCTATAAGGCCTAGGCCTCCTGTCACCAAAATTTTAGCCATATTTCAACTTCCAAAATGTGTAATTTTTAGGACTCAGTTTTGCTCTGATGATATATTCATACCCATAGCACTCTACATTTACAGTACGATGCCAAACAGGCACCTCTTCTGCATTCTTCATCACAAATTGTCCTGCTTCGCTTTTTTCCCAGTTACACAATGATTCTGCTGCCCAAAGGTCTGGGTCTTCTACATCACTCATGTGAAACTTGTGAACTACAACTTCCATCATACCGCCATTGCTGCCTTTAATGCACTGTGACTTTGATAATTCTCCAGCTTAATATCATCCATAGTGATTTCAAATATATTAGTTTTGTTAGGATTCAATGCTAAAGTAGGTAGTGAAAATTCTTCCCTTTTTAATTGTTCCTTAACCTGCTGAACGTGGTCCTTATAGATATGTGTGTCACCAGTTGATATAACTAGTTCCCCTACGCTAAGCCTACAATGATGTGCTATTAAATGCGTGAGCAATGCATAACTTGCAATATTAAATGGCAGACCCAAGAACACGTCCACACTACGTTGATACATATGGCATGATAATTCTTTGTTCTTGTTAACATAGAATTGACACATCACATGACAGGGAGGGAGAGCCATTTGATCAAGCTCTCCTGGATTCCACGCACTTATAATATGTCTACGACCATTGGGGTCTTTTTGTAAACCATGTATTAAATTTTGAAATTGATCCGTCTCTTTAAAATGTACGAAACCTTGTCGAACATATGCGGTTCCAAACGAATCCACAAAGTGTTCTGTTTTATGTTCTACGGGTGTCTTCCATTTTCTCCATTGTACTCCGTAGATTCTTCCAAGATCACCATCAAATTTTGCTTTTTCTTTCCAATAAGGTGCCAGTGCATTTGGAGTCCAAATTGTCACCGTCCCATCTTTTTTTCCATGTGTGATTTCTGCAAGTCTACGCTCATCTCCCGACCCTTCGATGAACCATAATAGTTCTCCTGCGACTGCTTTCCATGCCAACTTTTTAGTAGTGATGGCGGGAAAACCCCTACGCAAATCAAAGCGAAGATGACGGCCAAAAACACTATAGGTACCAACGCCAGTTCTATCATCTTTCTCTTCTCCGTTCTCTAATATATCTTCTAATAAATCATGATACTGTTTCATCGTCTTGCCCAAATTTCATATGTATGATCTGAATTTACTTCCTCGTATTGAAGTGAAAATTCTTTATTTAATTTTAACAAATCAATGAATGTATCACAAGTGTATGCGGTGAATGTTCTTGTCAAATGTACCATATCAACCATATGCCAATGTGAATTTATTACACTGGCGCCGCCTATCAACCAAACATTTTTATATTCACCAAAATGATTCAAATTTCGCAATAATATAGCACCATTAGGTAACACTAAATTTTGACTAGTTAGAACAAAATTAAGCCTACCCGGTAATGGTTTCTTGGGCAGACTTTCCCATGTGTTCCTACCCATAACGACAATTTGTCCATCGGTTAACTTCTTAAATCTAGGCAAATCGCCTTGAATTTTATTCCAAGGCAATTTATTTTTGTAGCCTATTCCTCCTTGAGGATCACATGCTACAATTAGTTTCATAACTTTCCTAATAACTTGTCTGTCTCTGGTTGTACTGTATCTGCTATATTTTGCACATTCAATACGAATTCGACACTTGCTATTTGATCATCCAATTCATGCAATTTTCTTCCCACTGCCTCCTCTATTTGTTCAGGATCAAGACCTTGATTTAGAAACCTTTCAATATTAATTGTTTGCTGTCTTTTGCTGTTTAGCTTGACAACTATCTTTTTAATAAATTGTACAGGTATCTTTTGCTTTTCCACATCTTCTAATATGTGTTCCCATTTGGCAATGAATTCTGGAGACATGACAAGTTACGCTGTTACTTTTACCTTTGCTGGACGACCTCTGCGTTTAGCCACAGGATTAATTTCTAATGCAGGAACAGCTTTAGCAAGAGGTACCGGATCTAATTGTGCGGCTTCCTTCAAAAGACGCTCCGACTCAGCCATTAGTCCTTTGGCTTCTGCTGCCATTTTCTGTGCTTGTTGACGAAGATTGTTTGCAATCTGGTTGTCTCCTAACGCACCCTGTGCAGTTTGTGCTTTAGTGGGTGCCTGTCTATTCTCTTGTAATTGAGGTGGTAAATTTTCACCGCGCATTCTACGGGCAACATCTGCTGGATCTTGTAATCCATGGCTACTGTCAAGTTCAGCCATTCTCTTTACTGCTGCTTCACCCTGTTTCATCTCATCTAAAATTTTATTAAGTTCACTTAACTTAATTTTAGTATTAGGTTGAGGTGTCATCACGATGTTTTCTGTGTTTACTTTTTTTAGTTGACCTTCTGCATGTAATACTTGCAATATAGGTCTACCGTCTCTCGTAAAAGTTCTATTCAATGCATCTGCTAGATTCTCACTAGATTGTCCAATATCACTTTCAATACATTGAACCATGGGATCGTGAATATGCTGGTTTAGTAGTTCGGTGTATGTTACCAAGCACATATGGGGTTCGCCTGGTACCTCCCTAAAAATTACCGCTACTTTACGGTCCCCATGCTTACCTACGTGTCTTAAAAATGCCATACAATTCTCCTTATAACTTCTTTATTTAATAGACAAATGTATGCCTAAATAATTTATTAAGACCACGTTAATTCATATAACATAGCCTCTGAATGATCCTCAAAGGATACTACAGATATGGCTTGAAAATCTTCCATTTCTGTACCCAAATGGTATCTACCAATTAAATTATGGGCAATCCAAGATAATGATTCTGTAGTTACCGGTGTTCTTGCAGTTATAAAATGTTTTGGTTTGTAAGATAGTTTCCTATCTACAAACCATTGTTCCATATGTTTCATTTGGTTAAATTATCTAACATTTTATACTTTTCATATGCTTCAATGACTGAAGGATGCTTGTTAATACCTATGGGCGAGACTTCAAACCAAACTTTTGATCCAGGCAATATTAGCTCTTGATGCATATATCCCGTTTCATGATAGAATAGTCTGGGTTGGTGTATTTTGCCTTTAATATATAATACTTTTACCAATTCTTTAACACTTTTCAGGTCGATACCCATTCCTTCAAAGTTATACTTATCAGGAGTTTTTGTATATGAATTACCTGTAGTAAAATACACTTCCGCAATCGATTGCAATTGCTCTAAATTTTTAGCTTCAGTCCTTGTAATGATGAGCAAAACATCCTTCTCGGACACTTCGCCTGATAGAATAGATTTTAAGCAGCCGCCAAAACTTGTGCCAATCAACATCATACAATCATCTTCCTTTCAGATTTTACATAGTCACTGTAAATCTTTCCACCGTTGTCACGAATCCAATTGACAATAGGTTGCGGATCTTTTGCGAACTCGTTACGAATAGTATTGATGTCTAGCGTAGAGGTGAATTCATAAATCTCATAGCTACGTTGGCTATTCACCCTAGCTCGTAGTATCATCATTTGAAGTGGAATGCCTTTAGGTTTTACAGGCTCACGTTCTTCTTTTAGAATAGAAACAATCTTTTGCTTTTCCCATTGATCAATTTCATGCATGGCATCATTTACATCAAAGATGTATTCAAGACCCATCATATCCCACATTGCCAAATAATGTTTAACCTTCTTCTTTTTTGAGGGCATATAACATCTCCACTTTATTTATTGCATCATTTAATGTAGTGTCACTATCAGCCATAAACACAGCTGGTTTTAAATTCATCCAACGTTGGGATAACTCTTGTTCTTTTTTCCATGTAGGATCTACCCAGTGCAAGTGGCGTTCGGTCTCGCCCGACTTGCGGGCGTAGACCGTTTTGCCTCCGTCAGGAGATTCGTATATTAGCGAATCATCCTTTTTCATCGTAGAGTGCAAACTGACCGAACGGGGGATTCGGATCCTTGTCCCCGTGAATGATCCACGTAGTGTCGCAGTAGTTAGCGTCACCCCACGAACCACAGGGATAACCATCAGTAAACACAATCAGACGTTTGGGTTCGATTGCATTTTCCTTAAGGTATTTGAAGATGGCATCGAAGTCAGTACCACCGCCGCCTGCAGGTTCATAGCCATCGATAGTATCGAGGTTCTCGCTAGAGAAATCAGCAGGGTTGTAGATTTCCGTATCGAAGCAAAACACATGGACACGATATCCATCGAATGCTTCCATCATGCCACCGATTTCACCGAGAAACGCCTGAGCCTGCTTGTTAGAGATAGAACCAGACATATCGATAGCGACAGTAACATCAATCTCCTCGCCGGGCGTCATACCGGGCATGATAGCTTCCATGTGCCAACCACGGCGTGAAGGACGCATCCAACTGAAGTCAGTACGAATAGCACTGGTCAAGTTAGTTTGAATCAGTTCACGCCAGGGCATGACTGGATCAGTAACCTGCTTGATAAGACGTTCAACACCTTTGGGCAGACTACCTGCCTCTGCACTGGATGCAGCATTGAGGATAGCTTGCTTGACCTCTTGACGGACACGTTCACGTTCCTCGTCGGTCATCTTGGGACGCTTGCCCTTGCCTTCTTTGTCTCCGTCACCATCACCATTGCCGTCACCATCATTGCCGTCACCATCCATGTGGTCGTCAATCATTTGATCGACCAGATCATCGATAGAAATCTTTTGGACGTTCTTCATGAGGTCATCATAGATTTCCTCACTAGCCTTGCCATCGTACTTAGCCTCATACAAGCAAGGGACGGTCTTGATGAATTCACCAACCTTGTGGCGCTTCAAGTCAGCATTGACCGCATAGTCATTGGCGATATTAAAAATTTGCGGATCTCGGGTACCACGACGGCCCATGTGATCGTAGACAACGTGCAGAACCTCATGCGCTACCAGGAACTCGACTTCCTTAGGACGCAACATCATAATGAAACGGCTGTTGTAATAAAACTTCAAACCGTCGGTTGCCGCAGTAGAACACCACTCATCGGCATTAGTAAGCTTGAGCCGAGTAGCGAGGTTGCCGAAAAATGAATGGCGAAGCAACAGACCGATACGTGCCGAAACCAATCGCTCACGTGCCTGTGCATCAATCTTGGGGTCAGTCGGACCTACAAGCTTTTCGAATTGTTTCGCACGACGGCGCTTGCCTTTAGTGCCGGGGAGAGAATCAGACATACGCACACTTTGCATAATAGGGTCCTTTATCAACATATTTGTATTATAGCAAATTGCGGAATTATTGTCAACCTCAATTGAGGGTGCGGTTAGCACCTTTATTGTTCATCATATCGAACAATTTTCCTAGTGCTTCCTTTGCCTCATCATCCATATCCTCTACTTCACCGAGGTCTACTGGTTGGGACTTTTCAAAGAAACTTCCATCCGCAAAACCTTGCTCGATTTCTTTAATCAGTTCATCCAGTTCCTCTTGAGTGCCCTCAAAACCGTCAAAGCAGCCTGGGGCGAAAACCAGTTTCATACCATTTGGAAGTTTCTTTTCAGACATAATAATTCCTAAAATAAAAAGGAGTGAGCATGTGGGGACATACTCACTCAAGGGGGTATTTCTACCCCCGGGAGTAAACAGACAATCTTAGTTGCCTGCCTCAACAATGTACTTACCATACTTCTTGTGGAAGTCATCGAAGTTCTTCAGTTGACTAGGTTCGATCGGAAGCTTGTAAGTCTTAAGTGCGATCTTAGCACCCATAACAACCAGCTCCGTTTCGAAGTTAGCCATGATGTAGTTGAAGAAATTGTCAGCCATCTTGTGGAATTCTTTGTTATCCACACGCTTGTTTTCCAGTGCATCACGGAGTTCGTAGCACATAGAAACAGTCAGCGAGTACATTGCCGACACTTCCTTAACCTGCAAGTCCTTGACCTTGCCGCTCAGAATGTCGCTCGGCTCGGGCATCTTGCCAGAAACCTTACGGTGAGCCATAAACTTAACAGCAAGACCTTCGCCGACTGCACCTGCAACCAGATTGAATAGGGTGTCGTTATCAGTGTCCTCATCCTTGAGCAGGTCGCTAACGAAAACCCACGAACGCGGGGTAGCGAATGCTCGGCTGGACGACTTGCTATCGAAGTCATACAGATCCTGCTTGGCGAACGACAGATAACCAACCACGTCCTTGTGGATGCCTTTGTTCACAGCCCAGTTTTGCCAGCTAGCGAAGTCGGGGCGCATTTCAAGGTGAACGAAACGATTAGCAAGGGGCATCGGCATGCGATACGTAACACCCTTGTCGCTATCACGGTTACCTGCGGCAACGATGCGAACGTTATCGGGAAGCTTATACTTACCGACTCGACGGTTAAGAATCAGTTGATAACCTGCAGCCTGAACAGCAGGGGGCGCGGAGTTCATTTCATCGAGGAAAAGAACGATCAGGGGATATTGGCTTGCGAATTCCTCGTCGGGAAGATCAACCGGAGGAGCCCAATCCATCTTACCAATTTCTTTGTTGAAGAACGGGATACCTCGAATGTCAGTCGGCTCCATCTGAGCCATACGCAAATCGATTACGTAACCATTGAGGTCATCAGCAATCTCCTGAACGACTTCAGACTTGCCGATACCGGGAGGACCCCAGAGAAAAACAGGACGATTGCTAGCAAACGCCTTATTGATAGCCTTGCGGGCTTGAACACTAGTAATAGTGAGGTTGTCAGAAACTTGAGCCATTGTTTACTCCGTTGTTGAAAAAGTTTTGATGTTTGAAGTATATATCACCTAGGATTTATTGTCAATGCCTCACATTGACCAATAAGTTTCGCTAGCAGGATTGCAGCACCAAGGGGTGTCCGAATCGATTTCGACGTCCTGACCGGTCATCAGATTCTTGACGATCTTGGTTGCTGGTTGGACATCGAAGCGCCAACCATCTTTCCTGGGATACAGGACCTGAGCCAAATCAGTCAGTTCACGCTGAACCGTATCACGTGCCATACCCGAAAACGGATACTTAGCAATGAATCGTTCGCCGGACTTGCAACGCTTATCCGCCTTGTATACGCTAACGATCCAATCTTGCTTAGTCATTTTTTGCTCCGTTTTCTGACTGTATGCGTATATTATACGCCCAAGCCCATTTATTGTCAAGCCTTGGATTCCATAACGTAAGTGAACAAAATCCACTTAGCACGATTGAGGGCTTGACGCACATCCTCACGGACCATTTCATCATTGCCTGAGTAGGACAGCATTTCCTGGCAGTCACTCATCAGACTAGCAGCCATCATAGCAGGACCGCTGAAACGGAAAGTAATACTTTGCTCTACAGCCTCACGCATTTCAGCCTCGGTGCATCCGTACATACGGACTTCACGCTTTTGTGCTTCGGTCAGGGCTTCGTAAATCGCGGTCATTGATTGCTCCGTTAGTTAACTGTCAATATACGTATTATATATCCAAACCCATTTATTGTCAAGTTTGAATAATCTGAGCGACCTTGTTGGCAAGAACTCTTTCACGTGAAAAGGCTTCTAGCTCCCACGGAAGATCGTAGTAATCTAAATTGTACTTTTTACCAAGCCAAGTAAAGATATGATTGCCTCGCTTAGTGGTCCTTACCTTTAATTGTCCCTTGGCATACTGCTTGACATGAACCATTTCATGTGCCAAGGTGATAAGCAATTGAGAAAAGGGCAACCGACTATCAATGAACATCATTAATTGTTTGGGTGCCAAAAGACACACCGAGCCGTTTATCTTGTCAGCCTTTGCAAGACCGGACACGGTGCCAATCGTAAGCGTATATTTGCTTTTTTCTATGTTAAGGGCCCGAGCGAAGAGGCTGGCAACTGATGCGATCAGTTCTCGCTTTCCCTTTGATGAAGTGATGACTTCGATTTCCATACTGTAAGTATACTATAGCTAGGATTATTTGTCAACTTTTCTTCACGCACAAAAATTCTTTTGTTTCCTTTAATTGTAGATCAATGACGACCTCAAATTCTTTAAGGCGTTGATTGGGTGGATTGATTCGGTGAGCAAGAATCTCCCTAATAGCATTTCTACAAGTAGGGTAATCTTTGTAGTCCCCCAAATAAACAGGGGGTCCGGCGAGAACAAAAAGCAAATTCCACATGATTTTAATCCATTAATTTGGCTACTAGAATCAGTTTTTGAAGATGGTCAACTGCGTCATTCAATTTTTTTAACGGGGTTTCCAAAACTGCACGGCTGTGCGAACGACGGCAGATAACTTCCAGCTTGGAGATTTCTGTTACCATATTTTCAATATTACGTAACATTTTCGTCAAGTCAGGATTGTATCTAAGTTTGGATAGTTCCTTACTCAGACTATAACAAACTTCACGACCTTCCAATGCAGTTTGGATATTCATGTTGCTATTATACATAAATTTTATTTTTTGTCAAGCCAACAAAAAAGGCTCCTAAGAGCCCTTTTTTGTTTGAAGTTTCAGATTAGAAACGATGTGTTAAACCAACACCAACGCCTGATACATCAGAAGCTGATCCTACACGATCAACATTGCGATATGCAACATGCATTGCTGTACGCTTGCTAAAATTGTAGTCAGCACCGATTGCGTATGCTGTTACATCATTATTGGTTTTACCATAACTAACCTTTGCAGTTACAGGACCAAAATCACGTGCAACACCTAGCGTATTAGCTTTCTTAGCAACTACACCTTCTTCATTACTATGAATGAATGCAATTTTATTACCTAACAACTTTGTGTTAGCACCAACTACTGTGCTTTTTTCAATACCTTGTTCAAAACGTGCTACAGAAGTGTTAACACCAAAGAATGATGCTGATGCTCCTACTACTGTTGCTTCGCCACCAACTGCACCTGCTGTTCTTTCTAAAGCTACAGACACATTTTTCATAGGTGTTACGTTTACAAATACTGCATCACCTAAACGTAGATTACGAAGGTTATGTAATTCTCCGGCAACACTACCATACAATGTACCAAATACATCATTGGTTGTGATTGCTAAGAACTGACTATGAACATTACGTCCCAAATCGACGCTAGCAAAACTGGTTGCCAACCCGACAGTAGCTTGACGATCACCTAATTTAGTTCCATTACCGTCGATAGTATTGCCGTGTAGAGAAGTTTCTACAACGCCACGAGCAGTTAACCCGTTGCCCAATTTTTCACTGACCGATACAGCAATATTGCTAGTTGGTTCATGCACCAACTGGGTGCTTTTATTGGCGCCCACCTTTGTTTGGTCAACAAATTCGCTAACCTTACCTGATAAGACGACCTGAGCACTGGCGATGCTTGTCACAGCCGTTAATAATGTTGCCATTAAAATTTTCTTCATTGTTACGTTCCTTTAAATTAAAACCTGATTATTAATCAGGTGTAGATAATATTTAGTGTCTAAAAAACTCACCAAATAAAATAACTGTTTGAGTAAAATGTTAGCACTGTATGCACATTAAGTATGTATACTTAGACCCAACCATCTTGTAAACCCAAACTCTCACATAATTCATCAGTAAATGTCCCATCTACTCGCAATGTGTATCTAAATCTAGGTTCTGGATCTACCCCATGATAATCTCTATTGTTAAAAAAGTAACTTGTACTACCCAGCTGCAAATACACCTTTTTGTTGTTGATATCATCCCATATAAAACTAGGCCTCCATCCACCTGCAAAAAATAAATTTATGTTATGGTCTTTGTGCCGCTGATTGTAATAGTCTCTATGGGCAGTTACACCGGCATTGGGATAGGTCGTGAAAAATAAAACTCTTCCTATTTTTTTGAAAGGTAGTGTTTCTATATAGGAAATAAGATTTGGAAAATGTTTTTTTGCATCGTCAGTCCAAAGAATTTCCGGTTCATTGGTTTTTGTACTGAAGTTTTGTTCTCGCAAATAATAAGCAAAAAACCACGGAATATCAGCACCCATAGCAAAATATATGTACTTGTATATTGCTTTACGTGGGTCTGAAGCAGTTTTTTCTAATTCTATGATGTTTTTTATATGGATACCAGTTAGGTCAAACTTCTGTATGTTGGCTAACATTTCAGCAAAATTAATTTTACCCTTAATAGATTCGGATATATGAACTGCTCCAGGAAACATAGCCATCTTATAATTATCTACAAGAGCTAAACCTTTACAACATTCTAAATGCAATTCTTCATTCAATGAAGTATCGATATACTTATCCATAGACAAGATAGGAGTATGATCTTTTCCTACTCCAGCTATAGGTACAGGTTCATATTCAAAATGTGGCCATTTTGTTTTAAAACCTATATATTTAAATTCGTGAGACATTATAAAACAGTAATTCTATGACCTTCACGTACTTCAGGATAAAAATTCCAAAGTGCTTTGTGTTGCACACATCTGTTGTCCCAAATAGCAACGCTGTTTTTACTCCACTTGAATCTACAATGCCAAAGAGGATTTTCAATGTGCTTGAATAACATTTCTAATATAGCATCACTTTCATCCAATGGAATATCCACAATGTTTCTAGTGAACACTCTATTAACAAACAATGCTTTTCTTCCTGTTTCAGGATGTGTTTGAACAATCTTGTGTTCAGATGTGGGATACCTATTACCTTGATAAACTTTTGTTCCATCGTGTACTGCATACAAGTTTTCTAAGTAAACTTTCATATTGTCACTCAGAGTATTGTATGCCTCATACATACTAGAAAATAAAGTGTCTCCACCTACTTCAGGTAATTCATATATGTGTAATATCGATGCTTTGGGTGGTGTTGGCTCTGCTGTTACATCAGCATGCCAACGTTCTCCGTTAGCAGCTAAACTACTTGAATCTGTCCTAATAAGTCTCACATAAGGATTGGAATCGATATGTGATTCTATGATAGGATGCTGATGCAGTTCTCCGAATCGTTTACTAAACCTAACTAAAGATTCTGCATCAAATATTTGATTGTTAAAAAATACAACCAGGTTGTCCAAAAATGCTTCATAGATTTCGTTAAACTGTTCGTCCGTGATTGTGTTAGTTATATCGATACCGTTAATCACTGCTCCTATGTGTGGTGTCAACTTAGTAACAGTTATAAACTTATATTCAGGAACTTTAGTCACGGGCATATGTGACCTAGGTCCCTGTAATGCAACATGCCAACTCATTTTTTTAATAATCGTGAATAACGAACATTATGTTCATTCAACAACTTTTGATATTCTTCTCTAGACACATCTGATCCAGCAATACCTAACTTACTTAGATTTTCTCTGACACTCGATTCCTTTAGAGAGTCTGTTAAAATTTTTTCTAAAGCCTGTAGATTTTCTTTTGTAGCAGCAACAGATGCTATTAAACCAAAATCTGCATAGTTGCTTTCTGTCCAACCATCTTTTATATTCAATGTTGGTATATTTTTCAATGCTTCAATATTAGGTCTAGGAGTACATACTGCCACGATTCTTAATAATCCACCGATGAATTGTCCCGAAGTAGCTGAATATGGAACAAATGCATAGTCTAAATTACCACCAATCACATCAGTAACAATTTGATTTGCCCCGCGATAATCAATAACCTCGGTGTTAGAGTTTCCTAAATTTCTCAAAAAGTGTTTAGTATGTTGTGTGTTTAGCCAACTAGCGGAGCCAAAATTTAATTTTTTATTGCCCTTAAAATCATTAATGATTTCATCATATGATTTACTATTTTTAGGATTGGCAATCAAAACCATTGGACTCGTAGCTAATAATTTTACTGCCTGCAATTGATCAAATCTATATTGCACAAACTGTTCAACTTCCGGCTGAATAGCTACTGCTTGAGCTTGACTTACCATGCATAATAAATTTTTTTCTGTTTTTGTTCTGTTAATACATTCATTAGTACCCGTGATGCCACCTGCACCCGGCTTGTTTTCTATGATAACGTTGTGTCCCAACTTACCAGCACCAGTTGAAACAATTCTAGCGACAGCATCCTGTGCTCCGCCCGGAGGAAAAGGCACAAGTATTTTTAAATCAGCCTCTTTGTTTGCATACGCTGATGAGGTTAATAACAATGCACATAAAAATCCTATAGTTTTTTTCATAAAATCTCCTTTGCTATATTTAGTAACTAGAGTTGTGCGAACAAAAAAAAGAGGGGCCGAAGCCCCTCTGGAGTTTCTGTTTCTCGGTATTCCTACCTCAGCAAGCCGATCAAGCGGCTAGTGCGAATACTTCGTCGTTTGCGAGTATTAATTTTGCTTGATTTACGGTCATCGCCTACCGTGCTGTCCACTCTGTTACTCTTTGCCC